ACAGCCGCTGCCGCTGCCGCCCCTTTTACACATAGAACAATTTATTTTCCAGCTGGTAATTATGTTATCACCGATACCATCAAACTTCCTCCGTTTACACGTATCCAAGGCGAAGGTAAAGCAACTACCACAATCATAGCTCGTGATATTCCTCGCAAAGCAACAGTGTATGATACTGGCAATCCGGTGACATCGACTTACCTAACTGACACAGGAGCCATGATCAAGGTCGTCGATCAGTTTGGTCAATCGGGACAAGATTATGGGAGTTCAGTAAATGGTGTTACACCCTACAGTCTTGAATATCATGTGAGCGATATCGGATTCTATCAGCGAGCCACAGCATATGATCAACCAGTGTTCCAGGCCGATGGCGGAACAACCATTGTGTTGTCCAACTGTTTGTTCCAGGGCGACCTGATCGACTTCAATGATGATGGATCAGGAACCGACAACTATTATACAAATCGTACAGATCCTGGTGTAGACATTGGCATAGGGGCCATACTGTTAACTGGATGGTCTGACTACAAAGCCGTTCGAGATGTTCGCATACACGACTGCGAAATCACACGCATGAACTATGGCATTCAGACCATCGGCGAAATTCGCAACCTTGAAGTTACCAGCAGTTACTTTGATCAATGTTATCATCATATCAATATTGGAGTTGATACTCCTCAATTCCGAATAGATGTCGCCAAGGTCGTTCGCGGTGTCAGCATTGTGGGCAATTATTTTAGATACAGCGGCGCCCAATCAGTTATAGTTAGCGAATCGGCCAAAAATGTAACCAGCACATCAAATTCGTTCGCTGGCGCCGGCTATGGCTATAGAGTCGGCGATGGTGCACTGACACCGGCCATTGAATTTTTAAGCAGTGGGCACTACAGTGTAGCGGATGTGTTTGACAACTATCTTGCCACTGACTACGGATACCCCGATGTAGAAACCAATGGCAACGATTGTGTGGTTGTGGGCACAAACAGAAATGGTATCACCAATGGTCTATCAACGGAACGCAGTGCGGTCACTGTGACCTTGGATACTGCAGGATCCATGACCTCGGTAGATATTCCTTACTTGGACTATGGCATTACCACAAACTTCACAGTCACTTACACAGCTCAACAGCCCAGTGCGGTACGTAGCGGTGTATTACGAGTAAACAATTACTCGGGTACTTTTTATACCTGGGACGACGAATACAATGAAAGTGACTGGGTGAATTTTGCACTACAGGCCAATACTACCACTGGCGATATTGAATACACGGCTGGTGTTAGTACTACATTTACCTACAAAATCAGTTTTATTAGAACATAATCAATGTGGAAACTTAAACCTGGCGAGCGACTGGCTCGCTGGCGTGATTTTCGAAAACAATTGGACACACAGAGTCTAGAGGAAGCCATTCAGGCCACCGCAGACTTTTGGGCCGGCTGTCCATTCACGCCTTACTATCTCGATGTCAAACAACCCGAAACCTGGCCAGATCCCTGGCAGTTGATTGATGAGAATTATTACTGTGATGTTGCAAAATGTCTAGGAATAGTGTATACTCTGTTATTAACTGAGCATAGAAACACCGTTGAATTTGAAATAAGAGTATATTATGATCCAGAGGCCAGATTAACTTATAATTTAGCTTGGCTCAACCAGGGAAAATATGTTCTTAATTTGGATAGTGCGGAGGTTGTAAATAACACATCAGTAGACAACAAATTAAAATTAGTTCATTGCTATACCAGCAGTGATTTGAATCTAGACCAGTATTGAAAAGGCATCAATGAGCAATATACAAGTAACAAAAAGAAACGGCGAAAAAGAAACACTGAACTTAGAAAAACTACATCGTGTGGTATTCTGGGCCACAGAAGGAATCACTGGTGTGTCGGCCAGTGAAGTAGAAATCAAAAGTCACATACAATTCTATCACGGCATCCGAACCGCAGACATTCAAGAAACCCTGATCAAATCGGCAGCAGATCTAATATCAGAAGAAACGCCCAACTATCAATACGTGGCTGGTAGACTAATCAACTATCACCTACGTAAACAAGTTTACAACAATTATACTCCTTGGCCCTTGTTGGTTCTGGTCAAGAAGAATGTGGAGTCGGGATTTTACGACGCAGGACTTCTCGCCGCCTACTCTGTAGATGAGTGGAACTCTTTAGACACATATATCAAACACGAACGTGATGAAAACTTTACCTATGTGGCCATGGAACAATGGCGCGGCAAGTATCTGGTACAGAATCGTGTGACCAACGAAATTTTTGAAACACCGCAGATTGCATATATGTTGATTGCAGCCACCTTGTTTCAAAACTATCCCGCAGACACACGCCTACAATGGGTCAAGGAATATTACGATGCTATCAGCCTGCACGATATTAGCCTTCCTACTCCCATCATGGCCGGAGTCAGAACCAGCCAAAAACAGTTCAGCAGTTGTGTACTGATTGAAACTGATGACAGTCTTGACAGCATCAACGCCACGGCATCCAGCATTGTCAAGTACGTGAGTCAAAAGGCCGGCATTGGCATCGGAGCCGGCCGCATACGTGCTCTGGGTAGTCCAATTCGCAATGGCGATGCTTATCACACAGGTGTGGTGCCATTTTACAAATACTTCCAAACCGCCACACGCAGTTGCAGTCAAGGTGGAGTACGCAATGGAGCCGCTACCTTGTACTATCCTGTTTGGCACCTGGAGGTCGAAGACTTGTTGGTGTTAAAGAACAACAAAGGCACAGAGGATAATCGTGTACGTCACATGGATTACGGTGTGCAATTTAACAAGTTAATGTACGAAAGACTGATCACAGGTGGCGATATCACCTGTTTTAGTCCCCACGATGTGCCGGAAATGTACGAAGCCTTCTACAACAACCAAGAGCGTTTCAAAGAATTATATGAACGTGCAGAACGTAATACCAAACTGCGTAAGAAAACATTCAAAGCCGCAGACCTGTTCAGCCGCTTTATGCAAGAACGCAAAGACACAGGACGTATCTACCTGCAGAATGTAGACCATGCCAACACACATTCGCCCTTCGATGAATCAGTTGCACCTATCAAGATGTCAAACCTTTGTGCAGAAATTGACTTGCCAACTGTGCCACTCAAAGATATCAACGATCCTGATGGGCGTATTGCCTTGTGTACACTCAGCGCAACCAACTGGGGCAATGTACGAGAGCCCAAGGACTTTGAACGCATTTGTCGTCTAGCAGTGCGCGGACTAGATGCCTTGTTGAGCTATCAAAACTATCCAGTGTTGGCCGCTAGATTGGCCACTGAAGAGTTTCGTCCCCTGGGAGTGGGAATTATTAACTTTGCCTACTTCCTGGCCAAGCACGATGTCAGCTACAGTGATCCAGCGGCATTGGCCTTGGTAGATGAATATGCCGAAGCCTGGTCGTACTACTTGCTCAAGGCTTCAGCAGACCTAGCAGTTGAGCAAGGCGCCTGTGGTCGTTGGCAAGATCTCAAATCAGCTCGGGGTGTGTTGCCTATCGACACACGCAAGCCCGAAGTTGACGAATTGGTTCCTTATGTTGAGCGTATGCCTTGGGCCGAACTACGTGAACAGATCAAACGCACAGGACAACGCAATGCCACACTCATGGCCTTGATGCCAGCAGAAACATCAGCACAGATTAGCAATGCCACTAATGGTATCGAACCACCACGCAGTTTTGTCAGTGTCAAACAAAGCAAGGATGGTGCTCTTAGACAGGTTGTTCCTGAGTATCGTCGTCTAAAAAACAAGTACGAACTGTTGTGGGATCAACAGAGCCCAGAAGGTTATTTGAAACTGTGTGCAGTACTACAAAAATATATCGACCAAGGCATCAGTGTAAATACTTCCTACAATCCACGCTTCTACGCAGATGAAAAGATTCCCATGAGCGAAATGCTACAACACCTATTGCTGTGCTACCGACTAGGTTTGAAACAGTTGTACTATTTCCAAACCAATGATCAACAAGGAGAAATTGATATCAGCAAACTATCAGAAACAACACCAACAGTGGCAGATGATGCTGACTGTGATAGTTGTGTGATTTAACAATATGTTGTACTTTTTTGGTGACAGTTGGCCTGCTGAGGGCGGAGAGCTCGAAGCTATATTGCATAGCAAGGTCGAAAGCTATCCTGCTATGATAAGCAATATGCTTTCGATGCCCTACGAGAATCACGGACTATCTGGATCAAGTCAGTTGGACATGGTCTCAAAGTTGATACAAAGCAATGCCACTGCAGGGGATCATGCAATTTTTTCACTAACGTCTCCTGCCAGACGATTCTACTACAACAATCAAGGCATTGAAAAAAATCTTGCTGTGGATACAAATCGTGAACAGTTGAATGACTATCAAGACTCTTGGCTTAGTGCATTGTCATGTTATACGATATACAATTACTGCGTCGATCATAAAATTACTCCGTGGTTTATCAATACATTCAATATTTCATTCAAAAAGGCATGGAGTCATCTACTATGGAAATTTGTACCCGACCATGTGTGGGTATTACCAAAGGATACTTGCATAGTGCAGATGTTGTTTGACCCCGAACGTTTTGCTGACAAGTACGACAATTCAGACTTTTATGATTGGTTGCAATCAGACAACCAACAAGTTCAACAGTATATACGACCTTGTCGGGATCATCCAAACTTAAAAGGTAGAGAAAAAATAGCTACTGTGATTGCAGAAAAAATAAAAAAGGATTTACAATGAGCGTCTTTAATAACAACAAAATAGATCATACCCGTGCCCTTGCATTTTTGGACCCCAGTGGTGGTCAGGGCATACAGAGATTCGACACTCTAAAATATCGACAGTTTGAAAAGCTAACTGACAAACAGTTGGGCTTTTTCTGGAGACCTGAAGAGGTGGACGTACTTCGTGACGCCAAAGACTTTAAGGATTTAACAGAACATGAACAGCATATCTTTACCAGCAATCTCAAGCGCCAAATTCTTTTGGACAGCGTTCAAGGTCGTAGTCCCAATCTGGCTTTTCTTCCTCTTGCTACAATTCCTGAACTGGAGACCTGGATTCAGACCTGGAGTTTCAATGAAACAATTCATAGCCGCAGTTACACGCACATCATTCGCAACGTGTACGCCAACCCCAACATTGTGTTCGATGAACTTACCAGTATTGAAGAGATTGTTGACTGTGCCCGAGACATTAGTAGATACTACGACCAAGCCATCGAAGCTGGTCAATACTATAAACTATTGGGGGTAGGCACTCACGTTGTCAACGGCAAAGAAATCACAGTGGATCTTTATGATCTTAAGAAAAAATTGTGGTTGTGTTTGAATAGTGTCAATGCCTTGGAAGGAATAAGATTTTATGTCAGCTTTGCCTGCAGTTGGGCCTTTGCTGAACTTAAAAAGATGGAAGGTAATGCAAAAATTATCAAGCTAATCGCCAGGGATGAAAACGTACACTTAGGTTCCACGCAGACTTTACTAAAATTGCTACCAACTGATGACCCTGACTATGCTACCATCCGCGAGGAAACTCGTGCCGAGTGTGAACAGATGTTTTTGAGTGCAGCCGCACAAGAAAAAGACTGGGCACACTACCTATTCCGAGACGGCAGCATGATCGGACTCAACGAAACCCTATTGAGTCAGTATGTGGACTGGTTGACCTGCAAGCGTATGACCGCGGTTGGTCTCAGCTGTGGCATCAAGACTGGTTCAAATCCCCTGCCTTGGACACAGAAGTGGATCGCTGGCGCAGAAGTTCAAGTGGCACCCCAGGAAACTGAAATAAGTAGTTATGTGATCGGCGGAACCAAACAAGACGTCGACAACAACACATTCAAAGGATTTAGTTTATAAATGATTACAGTATATTCAAAAAACAACTGCCCGTTTTGCGATCAAGCCAAAAACCTGCTGAAACTCAAAGGCGTCGACTACAGCGAAATCAAAATTGATGAAGATCAAACAGCACGTGAGTTTGTGCTCAGCAAAGGGCATCGCACAGTTCCGCAGATCTATCGAGATGGAGAACTGTTGGTCGAAGGTGGTTTTCAGGGCCTGCAACGGCAATCAAATGAATTTTTTCAAACACTAAAAGGGTAATATGTTAATCAATAAATCAAAGGTCGCAGAAGGCGACATTGTGGCATTCAAGATTGTCAATGGAGACGAAATTGTAGGCAAACTGGTCAGCGAAACAGCAGATGCATTTGAAATAGATCGTCCTTGTACAGTTGTACCTAGCCAACAAGGCATCGGACTAATTCAAACCATGTTCACCAGTGACCCCAAAATCAGCATAAGTATTAGCAAGACACACGTGATCATGTATGCTCCTGTGATTCCACAAATGGAAAGTCATTATATTACGACCACCACAGGAATACAACAAATGACCAAAAGCGGAATCATAACATAATGCCAGCAATATCTAGAGGCGGAGACATCAACACCGAAGGCGGAGCCATCATACCTGGCTCCAGCACGGTGTACGTCAACGGCATTCTAGTTGGACTGTTGGGTGATACTGTCACAGCTCATAGCCCTTACGGACCGCCACATCCTCCACACGCAGCCGCCAAGATTGTTAGCAGTAGTGGCACAGTGTTTGCTGACGGTGTTCTAGTGGCCTGGGTTGGCAGTGACAACAGTTGTGGGCACACGATCATCACTGGTAGCGATGATGTGGATGTAGGCAGCTGAAATGGCCATAACTTCAGCACAAACCATAGCAGTTGCGGGCTTGGTCAACGGACAAGGTATTACCACCAGTCAAGACATGGGTTCGCAGTTTGGTACCAACGATTCCAAACCTTTGGTCATTGCCATAGACAACCTGTATTCCAGCGGCGCCGCCAACAACGTGTCTGGCTTATCTACCATACTGGACAAGATACCCAAATGGGTCAGTGGTCGCAATGGCGTAGAAAAAATATCTGCTCAGGCCACTGCACAGGCTGGCAGCATCATGGGTTCGGGAGTCAGCGGTGTCAAAAACTTTGCACTCACAGTAAATCAAACAGGTGGATACGGCACAGCCAGTCTTGACTGGGCATCATCCATAGAACAATACAAAGGCAAGTCATTCACAGACTTTGGACTACAAAACAAAAGTTTTCAAGACATAGCCAGTGGTGGCATCACCGGTGCTTTTTCTGCCCTCAAAGGAGAAGTATCGGGTATTGTAGGCGGAATTGAGAGTCGACTTCCAAAAATAAACACCGGCAGCATACAAAATGCAATGAAAGACTTTGGTGCTTCGTTATCCAAACTGGGCACAGCATTCAGCTTTGGAGACATGACGCAGACTTTTGCACCAGCAAGTTTTATCAAGAATCTTCGTCGCCAGGGCCTGGGCAATGTTGGCGAGTTGAACTACAAGTTGGCAGCTCTGGGAATTGTGTCTGACGAAGATCTTGACAAGGCCGATCCAGCGGTGCTACGTAAGACCATGGATACTGTTAGTTCTGCAGATGTACAAAAAGTAGTAGACCAAACTGGTATGCAACTGCCTCCAGGTGCCAAACTGACTTCCTTGAGTGATTTGCTCAATGCCAAGAAGATACTGCCACCAAATCTACAGGCCATGGCTCCTTCGGGATCAATGTCTGATATCAACTCTGTGCTGGGAAACATGGGCGGCAAGTTCAAATCCAGTACCGACATTGCCAAATTCGTTGGCAAAGCTGAAGTACCTGAATTTTCAAAATTGGGTGCATTGGCCAGTCCGTTGCCGCAATCATTTATTGCAGACTTATCCCCATTTATTGGCAAAGTGCCATTGCCGGCTGTGGATGGTGTGGTTGAAACCATGGGCACCGGTCCCTTGGGCAACCCCACAGTAAAAGACATGATGGGCTCGGCTGCAGGGGTTGGCTTCACGGATAACTTTAAAAAAATCAATGCCGCTCACGACAGTGTGATGAACAGTCAAGTGGGACAAAATTTACATTCAGCATTGGTCAATGTGTACACTGCCGATCAAAACGGTGACCCCACCGGTCCTGCAACAACTGCCTTGGCCACAGCAGTTGATAGATTTAATCAGGCTGTTGCCACCAGCCCAGAAATTGTGGCGGCACAAAAAGCTGCCGCAGGTACCATATTGCAAATGACCAGAGAAAGTGGGCTGTTGCCCTTGGCCGGAGTTGACCTTGCCAATCCACCAACCGTGCCCGGAGTCACTGGTATTCTTAACCTGGCAAAAAGTTTACCGTCCTTTGGGGTGGATAAACTGAATCTGGGATTCAAAGATGTTCTCAGTGGTGTGGCCGACAAGACCAGCGTCTACGGTGAAGCCATACAGGCTGCCATGATGGAGGGCCGTAATCGAGCACGGCAAACTTTGGCAGGTATATCAGACAACATTTCTGCCGACCCAACAGCAATATTGGGAGCCAAACTTTCAGCAAAACAATCAGCAGGCTTGACCGATCTACAGAAAGAAAATGTGATCGCTGATGCCAAAGATCTGAAAATCGATCCAAGTCAGGCCTTGTCAAACGCTCAACTGTTTGGTTACAACAACGACTACTTTGTGAAAAAAGGCTACCCCTCGGCCTAGTGATTTTCAAAACTTTCTGGTCATTATAATACCAGATAACTTGATTTTTCTATAAAAAACTTGTATAATAGACTCAGTTAATGGGTTATAGTAGCAGTTTTTACTGGAAAATGATCCTTATATAAAACTACGCAGTCTACGAAAGGAGATTGAAATGACAAAATACCTACCTAGTGTAGTAAAGTTTTTGACCATCATGCTTGGCATGTGGTTGACAACTTTTGCTCTGGTCTCGGTAACCAAGTCAAAATTTGACGGGTTGAGATTGAGCCAGGCTGAGATCAGTTCGGCCAAAATTATTACGTCTTCGGACCGTGAGCGTCAACTTCGGTGTCTAGCTCAAAATATATATTGGGAAGCGGCCAGTGAGCCATTTGAAGGCAAGGTGGCTGTGGCACAGGTCACAATGAACCGTGCCGCCAGTTCAAACTTTCCCAGTGACGTGTGTGCAGTTGTTTACCAAAAGAACGTGGTCTACGAAAAAGTGGTTTGCCAGTTCAGTTGGTACTGCGAAGGCACTCACCGAGTCAAAAAAATCCACGCACCTTTGTACCGTGAAAGCGAAGAAGTTGCCAAAAAAGTTTTACTTGAGAACTTTCGTTTGAGCAGTCTAAAAAATGCCATGTACTATCATGCTGATTATGTCAAGCCCAATTGGAAGAAACAACCGATTGCAAAAATAGGGCACCACATATTTTATGCAGGTAACTAAATGCCCATACTTTCATCAACTCCCAATTTCAAATCAAAAATGAATTTAAAACAATTTACATTCGATCAAGCCAAGCAACAAGTTACTGATTTTTTTGTTGATCACTTTCATAAAATATCAGCAGACACCATGGGCTGGATGGCAGCCATTTTCCTACACCTGGCCACTATCCCAACCTTGTTGGCCCTGCTGACAGGACTCACAGACAACACTCCCAACATTGATGTTGTGATGTTCCTGTGGACTGGCCTGATCTTGCTGTTTTTCCGTGCAGTCATACTCAGGGACATACTGAACATTGTGACCATCAGTTTGGGATTCGTTGCTCAAGCAGTTTTGATGGCTTTGATCTTATTCAAATAAATACTTGTGTCAACAGGAGGCCCTATGCCTAAAAAGATCGAAGTAGAGCAACAGGATGATCTTGAGTTCGACGAAATTCAAGAAATCGAAGAAGATGACTACGGATTTGTGTTTGATGCAGAGGGAAATGTCAAGTTTCTTTTTGTGCCCGACAATTTGCCGTTCAAGCCTCCCAAGAACATTGTAAAAATTATGAAGATCCTGGGTGTAACCGATCTTACACAATACAGCACCGGCGCCCCATTGCACTAAATCAAAAAGTAGTACGATCGTACTACTTTTTTTTTGGTTGCTCATAATTCCCATTTGTGCTATAATTATGGCATGAACAAAATAGATCAATACCTAAAATGGATTGCCACAGTCACCCTGATTGTTGGCACTGGAATCAACGGCCTGGGCTTTTACCCACTTGGACCCATCATACTGGCCCTGGGCGGCATTATGTGGCTAGCAGTCAGCATTATGTGGCGTGAGCCCAGCCTAATTGTAACAAATGGTATTATGACCCTAACCGGCATTGGCACCCTGTGCTACAGCGTGTTCTGCAAGTAATACTTTGGTAGTACTTGTCCATAATTTCCGAATTTGTTATAATATACGCATAGAAACACAAAGGAGCCCGAATGTTTTATATTGTTGCTAGAGGTACCGGACACATTGTTACCGACGGACCCAACCGCACTAGAGCCTACAAAACTTTTGGTTCGGCTCGTGCCACCCGTACTCGTCTTTGTCGCAAAGCAGGCTACTCGGTGAGTGAACTCAGCATCATTGATACCAAGTATTACAAGCCTCAAATGGTCACACGTACAAATTTGATGACAGGCGCGGAGTTTACAGAAGATGTCAACACCCCCAACTGTTGCTCACCCAGCTCAGAAACTTTTTGGAGTATGTGATGAGTGAACCCAGAATTGAAGGCCTAACTCCACGTCAAATTGAACTGTTGGAAATCATGTGGGAATTGGAAGAACTGGAAGATTTGGAATCGTGGAAGGCTCGTTTGGCCCCACGTGATCAACGCACCGTGGACCAATTGATACGCATGGTCTTAATTGAAACCTTTGATGCCGAGTTTGCCAAAGAAACTCAATTCCCCGAAGCCCGTGCAGTTATTCAACGTATCATGAAACAGAGTCGATAATGAACCCTAAAGATTATAGTCGTCGTGAATTTTACTACCGGTACCGGCCATCGATCTGGAACCCCACCACCGTCAACAGGTTGCGTGAAGACATTGCAGAGCAGGCCGTGGCCGCCAGTAACCTGATGGAAGCCAAAATGGTTCTTGCATACATTATGCAAAAGAGGTAAGTGTTTGGTGCGTTGATTGTTTTTGTAATTTCCTTTCAAAGTTAAACCCGCTTCGGCGGGTTCTTTTTGGCTAAATATTCTATAAGGACTAGCCATGAAGATCACAGACGTTATTCGCCAAGTTTTAGATATTGTTGA